ACAGTCCCTGCACAATTTCGAAAAATTTCTGGCGTTGACAAGAACGGAAATCGTGTCACAAAACTGCTTCGTGTGCGAAGCACCAACAACGCATTCGGCGAGACCGTACTTGCTGCGGACGCTACTCTTGACGGTCTGACATTTGTAATCACTGAGGACTGACCGTCCTCCGTCTTTCAGACCTGCGTTGAATACTTACTTCTAGCGATTCATCACACGCTAGAGGAGCCCGGTAATGCCCGAACAGACTTTCAGGTCGCCAAATTTCTTCGACAGAGAGATCGACCAATCAGCCCCTGCAGAACAAGGGCCGGTCGGCGTCCCCGCCGGAGTCATCGGTACATCCAACAGAGGCCCGGCATTCGTGCCGGTCACTGTCGGAAACTTTGACCAATTCATCTCAATCTTTGGCAACCTAGACCCGAAGCGATTCGGACCCTATGCTGCCAACGCATTCCTTGCGAACAGGAGTTCACTGACCTTCATGAGAATGCTTGGAGCGGGTGCAAACTCGACTTCTGCAGACATCTTGAGGACGCAAGGCTCAGGCCGTGTTGTTAGTGCAGGATTCCATCTTGACGGAGATCGCAACAGCGCCGACAAAGGTCTGTTGGGCACTGTACAATTCATCGCAGCACGTCACGTTGTACAGGCGAACGAAGCGTACGGTACGCCAATGTTCACTGACAACAACTCAATCTCAACGAGCGGCATTGCAAATCTGATTCGAGGCGTTGTCCTTGTAGCTTCAGGCGCCCAGATAATGGTCGCCGGCCTCGGTCAAGGATTGACCTCGGCTGTCATTGCTGCATTGTCAAACTCTGCGGGTGGCAACGAAACTGTTGCAGGTGAACAGTTCAAATTGATCATCTCATCATCTCAAGGCGCTTCATTCTACAGTGATGATGCAGTGCCCGGCATTCACGTCTTTACTGCGTCAATGGATCCAAGCAATGTCAACTACTTTGCGAAGGTCATGAACACTGATCCTGACAAGTTTGTGTCCACACAACACATGTTGTACTCAGACTTTGCAGTTGATGCAGAGCTTGCATCTGCAACTGTTGTCGGTATCCTAACCGGAAGCACGCTTGCTAGCAAAAACTCAGGTGAATCTGGCCTTTCCTACAGAAAGGCATTCGGAGCATTCGATACCCGATTCAAGACACCAGTTACGCCATTCTTCATCAGCCAGCCCTTCGGTACGGTTGAGTACGATCTGTTTGCAATCGAGGCACTCGATGACGGTGCTTACGCAAACAACCTCTTCAAGATCTCCATCACAAACATCAAGGCTTCACTTGATGCAGCGAACCCATTCGGAACGTTCACTGTTCAAATCCGTGATTGGAACGACAATGACGTTGCTCCGATGGTACTCGAGCAGTTCAATGGCTGTAACCTGAACCCAAATTCAGATCACTATGTTGCCAAGGTCATCGGTGATCGAAAGGTCAGCTACAACTTTGATGCAACAGACCCAGACGAGCGTCGAATCATCACGGCAGGCAAATACCCGAATGCGTCAGGTCTTGTCAGGGTTGTGATGAGTCAGGTTGTAGAAACCGGTGACGTCCCAGAAAACTCGCTTCCTTTCGGTTTCAGAGGCCACGCGCTTCTGAAGACGAACGATTCGTTGACTGATGCGCCTCAATTGACAACGTTAGGTCGAGTCACCGGTTCTCTTGGCCTAAGCGTAGGATCGAGCATCTCTGGCTCTATCGTTCCGCCAGTTCCATTCAGAACCAAGGTCACTAAGGGCGAACGTCCTGCGACTTCGTGGCACGGAACGCCCGGCGTCACTGAACTTGCAACGTCTTTGTATTACTGGGGCGTCAAGTTTGATCGCAATGACATCACGCTTGATCCAAACCTACAGACGCTGCCCAACGCGCTCTTGAAGGCATACACGCAGTTCCAGGGAATCAAGGAACTAGACGTGCTTGTCACAGGATCAGGTGCAGATACGTTCAACAACAACAAGTTCACGCTTGCGAAGGTTGCTCTGTCTAACCTGTACTCAGCAAACTCATCTGGACTGCTGGATGTTACAAACGTACTGACCGGTACTGTTGACACACACATGCGCGAAGCTGCATATGTCCGCAATGCACGTACTGACTCGACGATCTACACGGTCACAGACAGGCAGCACAGCACCGATTATGCACGAATCACTTTTGCTACGCTGCTAGCAAAGGCAACTCCTGCGCAGTTCAACCGATTCAGCCCATACATGAAGTTCACAAGTTTCATGCAGGGTGGATACGACGGTGTCAACTTCCTTGACCCTGACGCGCGCAGAATGAACGACAAGGCTTCAAGCTTTGACACCGGCGGTTGTGCAGAGTCGACGTATGTCTCTCCTGGCATGGCTAGCAACATGAACGGCGTCGGACAGAGCAACGCCACCGTCGGATCGTACGTAGCTGCAATCAACATCATGACGAACCCGCTGGCTGTCAATCACAACCTGCTTGTTCTTCCTGGCATCCGCGATCCTTTCGTGACTGACTATGCTGCATCGTCTGCAAGGACATACGGACTAGCTTTCTACGTCATGGATCTTGAGAAGTTCGACGAAAATGGCGCTCGGTTGTTCGATGATGATACCGTTCGCCCAGATGTTGACAAGACCGCGGCAGGTCTAGACACCCGTTCAATCGACAACAACTACGTTGGAACGTACTTCCCAGACGTCTTCATCGATGATGCGACCAACAAACGTAGGCTTAAAGTTCCTGCATCGATCGCAGCGATGGGAGCCCTTGGTTTCAATGACCGCGTTGGTTACCCATGGTTTGCACCGGCAGGCTTCAACCGCGCAGCTCTAGACTTTGTCACCAACGTTGAGGTACGCCTCAATTCAGGAGACAGGGACCGACTGTACGAATCACGCATCAATCCGATTGCGACGTTCCCTCGACAGGGCTTCGTCATCTTTGGGCAGAAGACCCTACAGATTGCTGCTTCGGCACTTGATCGGGTCAACGTGAGACGACTGCTTCTCGAAGTCAAGCGAATCATCGTCGACATTGCGATGAAGATCGAATTCGAGCAGAACACACCCGAAGTCTGGAACAAGTTCGTATCGCAGGCAGTCCTGCAGCTCGGACTCATTCAGGCTCAGGCAGGCATCGAAGCCTTCCAGGTTGTCATGAACGAGACCAACAACACAGAATCCGACAAAGAACACAACAAGGTGAACGGCCGGATCGTGATCGTACCGACTCGGGTCATAGAATTTATCGCAGTGGACTTCATAATTTCAAATTCGGGCGTCGCTTTCGTATAATATCAACTACTTGCACGTGGTGTATGATTGATCATGCATCATGTGTACGTTGATTACCGAGCAGATTTAAACACACCTTTCTATGTCGGAAAGGGAAATGATGATCGTGTTGCTGATTTCAAAAATCGCAACGTGATCTGGCGTAGGATCGTTCGTAAACATGGCGTCCGCCGCGAGATTGTGTTGACGTTAGAAAACGATCATGATACGATTCTTTCTGAGGAGATCAGATTAATTCGTGAGCTAAAAACTCGTGATTATCGCGGCGGTTCAAATCTGACAGATGGTGGTGAAGGATCGCTAGGATGGAATCCAACGGCTGAAACTCGTAAACATATGCGTGAAGCAAAATTGGGTAAGAAATTACCAATTGAGCACGTTTCAAAGATGTTATCTTCACGCAAAGAACACTATGCATCTGATAAGGGCATAGCGACTCGTGAAGCGTTGAGTGTCGCTTCACAAAATATGTGGAAAGATCCTTCACATCGTCAACGCATGACTGAAACACATTCAGGCGAACGTAACGGTCGTGCTGTCATCACTGAAGATGACGTTCGACAACTTCGACTTGAATGGTCATTGATCAATTCATCTGTTCGAGGCGTCACGAAACAATTCTGCGTCAAACATGCGAATCGTCTTGGCATGACAAATGAAAATGTGTATGGCATCATCACTCATCGTTCTTGGAAGCACGTCATCTAATTTGCGCGGCTAATTATTCTGTCGTTCAACAAGTCAAGCCGTTTATGAATTTCAACACTTGTTGCTGCTGAACCTCAACGTTGTTGATACTTAGAACACAAGAGGCGTATAGTGGCACAACTAAAATTTGGCTCAGCAGGAGTTTCAACGCGGGAGATCGACCTTTCTGGTCCAGTGGCTCAGAAACCAGTGGGCGTCCCAGCAGGTGTCATCGGCACTTCGTTGAAGGGGCCGGCATTCGTTCCAGTCACTGTCGGTCTAAGGTCTGACTATTTCGCAAAGTTCGGTGCAACCGACGGTGAAAAGTTCGGTCCTCTTGCAGTGACTGAGTGGCTGCGAAATGCAACCGCAGTGACGTACCTCAAGGTATTGGGCGTTGGCGACGGCACCAAACGTGTGGTCGGAACGGGTGATGTTACGTCTGCAGGTTTCACCGTCGGTGAACAAGAGCCAAATGGTGACACCGGTGGGTTATCTGCTAATCCTTATGCGGTAGCGAACGGTGCAAACGGCGGCGGTGCACCTGGTCGTACGTACTTCCTTGGTTGTTTCATGTCAGAATCTGCCGGCTCAACGCTGTTCAGTTCACCTGGAGCACAGACTAGCTCAATCGCTGTTCCGATCGTACGTGGAATTCTGATGGCTGCATCAGGCGTCATCTTAACGCTCTCGGCGTCCTTGACAGGCGTTTCAAACCTCATCCCACCCGCGACTGGTTCCTCTACAGACGCAAACGGTGCTCCTGCGGGTCACGTCACCCTTCTAGAGAACGGCATCACGAAGCAAGATTTCGTCCTTCTTTTGAACGGGTTGACAGGACTTGATCCTCTGTTTCCAAACGTCATCACTGCTTCGTTCGATATGACTTCGCCAAACTACTTTGCGAACGTCCTGAACACAAACCCATACAAGGTTCAGCAGGCTGGTCACTATCTGTATGCTGGTTGGGACATTCATCCCACGACGGCATATGTTACCGGCACCGGCATTCTAAACCCGTACCTTGGCGCGGGCGCCACGGTGACATCGAGCTTTGGAAACGTCAGCTTCCCAAATACCCTAGTCCCAGGAAAGGAACTTTCAGCATTCTTGTTGACGAGCTCACTGGCACGTGACGTGGGATCTGCAACTGTCCCTGATTTTGAAGATTTCCGTGATCGATTCAGCCATGCAACATCTCCTTGGATCGTAAGCCAGCCTTTCGGCGGTCGATCACAGAACTTGTTCAGAGTCCATGCTTTGGACGACGGCAAGGGCATTTCAACGCTCTACAAGTTGTCGATTGAGAACGTCGCATTGTCGACTGACCCTTCGAACACGTACCCATCGTTTGACTTGGTTGTCCGCGATTGGAACGATAACGATAACGCACCGGTCTACCTCGAACAGTGGAGGGGCCTATCGCTGAATCCTAGCGATGTCAGCTACATTGCAAAGAAGATCGGCGACCAGCATGCTTTCTTTGACTTTGACCGTGCTCCAACAGCACAGAAGATGGTCGTTGAAGGCAACTACCCGAACGCTTCAAACTACATTCGTGTTGAAGTTGATTCAGGAGTCGATACTGGAGAAACTGATCCGACGGCAATGCCGGTAGGTGTCAGAGGAACTGCACACACCGTCACTCGTGGCGCTCTTTGCAATCCAACTGAAGTATTCCTAAGCGGCGCATGGAATGCCGGACCGCTATTCAGTGGTTCCTTGCAGTCTGTCTTCAGCGGTTCATTGATGGCGATCAGCGGAGTTCTCAATCCATGGCACGATACGATTGAACCGCCTGTGCCGCTTCGCCAGAACATCACGCAGGGATCCGGCGCAAAGCTAGCAGTCAACCCGCTCCTTTACTGGGGCGTGCAGTTCGAGCATGTCACAAGCCTCTCGACGCCTAACCTCTCGACGCTGCAGAACAATTCCTTGCAAAGCTTCGCAGGATTCCTTCCTCGACACCGCACAGACATTCAGAACTTTGCCGTTGGCGACAACGCAGGAACTCCGGAGTCGTCGGTCAACGGTGTCCTTGACGTCGATGTATTCAACTACAATGGATTCTCATTGATGAACCTGCAGGTCGTCACCAGCTCTGCTGGCACTGCTGACCCACAACAGTGGGTGAATGCCACCTACGTTCGTAATGGAAACATCGTAGCCAACGACGTTGCAAAGACCCGCAAGTTGACACCTGCTGACTTCGTCCAGTCGAACCGCCGCTTCTTGAAGTTCAACTTCATGATGCAAGGTGGATTTGACGGCGTCAACATGTTTGACAAAGAAGAGTCAAAACTGTCTAGCATTGCCGTTGAGCAAGATATGCTTTCACCGTCTACACGTGGCGCAAACGTTGGACCAAGCGTCTCAGCATATACAAAAGCACTGCAGATTGTTGGTGATCTGGTCAATACAGATCTCCAAATTCTCGCAATTCCTGGCATCCGTCACCCAGTCGTAACAGACGCTGCAATCTCTGCAGTGGAGACACGCTTTGACGCACTCTACATCATGGACATCGAGCAGCGCGACA